TTACTGACGAGGATGAGTTAGTGGATGAGTTACCAGAGGACTGGGTGACTGCCAGTGAAAACCCAGATGGTGGTGATGAAGACGAAGACGAAGGCGATGATTGATTATCTTCTCAAGTTCAAAAACAAAGATCAGGCCGTCAAGTTTGCTGATGCGAACGGCTTTACTTCCGTTGTCGAAGAGGAGGGCGGAGAAAAGATCAACATCATCGAGCAGGGCGATGGCTATGTTTTCACGACAATAGGTGAGCATTGGGTTGATACCGGAAAAACTAAAAAGTTAAGAGACGAAACAGGGACGGAATGGGAACAACCTGTAATGAAAAGTGACAAGAATCACTGGGTTCTATTTAGAGACGTCCATGGCGATATGGATCCGACTCCGGCTAAGAAGTTCATCGTCTGGTCTAGCGATATGACTGAGAAGGTGAGGGCTAGAAACGAGGATGGAGAATTTGAGGCTGATGACCCTGATACACCGGAGGATGAGGCATGGGTAGAACAACCTGTCCCTCGGCCTGAGAACGCACCTAATCGAGTGTTTCTTTAATCACTGTAAAGTTCGTTCAAGGTTTCAATAGCACCTAACACCTTGGGTCGTTCAATCGCTAATTTGATTTGTTGGACTTGGTCATGTGACAGTCCTTTCATCAATTGCAATAATTTTTGAGCATCATCGTTCAACTCGTCACTATGCATTTCGATTTTCGCTGATAGTGCATTATCCGACATCGAATGAGACCCGAGTCTCTCGGCTGTCCATAGGCCTATAAGCTTTTTATAGGTTGCGGAGTTTTTTTTGATTCCCAGCCCTTTTGAAATGATGAGTTCAAAGTTTTCTCCTTTGGGGAGTTTCCCTTGTTCAATTTTCCAAATTGTTGATCTTGTTATTCCGCATTTATTTGCGACATCTGCGAGTGATAAAAATTTTGAATTACGAATTTTTTTAAATTCTTTGGCTAATTTCATTAAAAATATTTGATTCCATTTGTTATTTTAATAACAAATGGGAATGGACTGCGTCAATAAGAACTTAATAAGTTATTGTTAACGATATGTCAACAAAAAGGATACAGCTTAAAATAACCCCTTGATTTCCAATGGTTTACAAAGGTGTATAGTCAGCTTCCCTAACAAGAACAAAATTATTTTGCATTTTTTGCTTGTTAAATATTCATAACACTGTAACAATAAAGTTTACAGCCCCCAATTGTAAACATCACTTAATTATTACTAATTATAAATAAAGTAGTTATGAAAATGGAGATTTCAAATTCAAGGGTAAATAGGCACGGAACAAGGTCGATTGCATTTACTGAATCGCTTCTCAAGGTTTTAGAGGAAAAAGCTAATTTATACACGAACGGAAATTTATCCGAAGTTGTCAGAGTGCTAACTAAAGCATCACTCGATAGAATGGATGAAGGAAAGCTAGTGATCCGCAAAAGCGAAACCACAACTATTGAAATCAATGATTAAATCCTTTCTAATTAAAATTTTTGGATGGCTTTCAAATAGGGCTGAAGTCAAATCGATCAAAAAAGAAAAAAGAGCAAGAAATTATTTACGAATTGCAAAATTTTTGAGCGAATGGAAGCGATAGACGATAGAATTTCTGAGGGTCTCAAAGCCAAAGCTCATGCCCTATTTAATCCTTGGCGTGAAACTTTTGGGGCTGAAGTTTTAGATCAAGGATTTATGCCTATCGAGGTGGAGGGTGAATTTGTTTTCCCTTTAGTAAATCCCGATGACGGAAAGGAATCAGAAACCTTTGTTGAGTCAGGAAAGAGAGATGGAGTATTAGAGGATAAGGATGGAAACATCTGGCTTTTGGAACACAAAACATCATCAGAGGATATTTCCCCAGGTTCTAACTACTGGAAACGTTTATCTATTGATACTCAAATATCTAAATATCTTTTATCTTTAATTCACGAATTTCCGGATCGGGAAGTGATGGGAGTGATTTATGATGTGGTTAAAAAGCCAACAATACGTTTTGGGACAAGACCTGTTCTTGATGAGGATGGCAAAAAAATTGTTTTAGATGGTTCAGGAAGCAGGGTTCTTAATAAAAATGGTTCGCCCAAACAATCTGTTACATCTGGCACTGATCAATATTTAGAGGTAAGAGATGAAACGCCGGATGAGTACGAAGAGCGATGCCGTGAGAACATCGAAAATTCAGAGAAATCCTTTGTCGAGATTCAGAAGATAGCTCAGACCAATGAGACCTTGCAGGAGTATATGAAGGATGCTTGGGCAAGTGCGGAGCAAATCCTTTATTGGAGAGAGAAGAATTTGTGGCCTAAAAACCCGGAAAGCTGTTTGCACTATGGTTCATGCGAATTTCTCGAGCTTTGTGTCGGGCAATCATCAGTTGATGGGGTTCGATACCGTGAACGCACTTCTGCCCATCCGGAGCTTTCTTCTGCTCCCGGTGTGTCGGAAAAGGAACTGTTAACTAATAGTAGACTTCGAGCATTAAGAAAATGCAATAGATACCATTACCATCGGTATGAAAAACCCATCGAGCCTGTTAAGGAATATTCTGAGGCATTGTGGTTCGGCTCATACTGGCACGACCAATTAGAGGATTATTTAGCGGCATATATGCCGAACAACTAAAATGAACGCTGAATCTACAATTCTTGAGGGCGATTGTCGGCAAATTTTGAAAGAGCTAGATGAATGCTCTTTCCAAACGTGCATAACCTCTCCTCCCTACTGGGGGCTTCGAGACTACGGTACAGCCACTTGGGTTGGAGGTGATTCTAATTGCAGTCACCGGAGAGAATCAAAGAAGTCCGATAAAACAATAACTGGTCATAAAAACTTCGATCAGATGAATGGCGTAGGCGATGCAATCTATAAAGAAGAATGCCCTAGGTGTGGAGCAATTCGCGAAGATGATCAACTGGGGCTGGAATCCTCACCGGAAAAATATGTTGTCAGTATGGTGGATGTATTCAGAGCCATTAAGAGGGTCTTAAAGGACGATGGAACGCTTTGGCTTAATTTGGGTGATTCTTACTGCGGAACAAGCCACAAGGGAGATCACAAAGATCCTAAGTACAAAGAAGGCAGAAACGCACAGGCCCACGCTATCAATAATAAGGTTGAAGGGTTAAAATCAAAAGACCTTGTCGGCATTCCTTGGCGTGTCGCTTTTGCTCTTCAGAAGGATGGCTGGTATTTGAGGCAGGATATAATCTGGAACAAACCCAACCCCATGCCAGAGAGCGTGACGGATAGATGCACTAAAGCACATGAATACATATTTTTATTAAGCAAATCTCCTAATTATAAATATGACCACAACGCCATTAAGGAACCTGCTCTTAGTGAAGAAGAAGACAGCGCAAGGAATAAACGTTCGGTTTGGAATGTTGCTATTCGGCCCTTTAAGGGAGCGCATTTTGCCACGTTCCCCAAAAAACTTATAACACCATGCATTTTAGCAGGTTCGTCTCGTGGAGACAACGTGATTGATCCCTTTTCCGGTGCAGGGACTACAGGGCTGGTAGCAGTCGAGAATGGCCGAAACTTTTTAGGAATAGAACTAAATCCTGAATATAAAAAAATAGCAGATAGAAGAATATCTTCTGCCCAACCGTATTTAACATTATGAGTAAACTACTGAAAAAAATCGGAATTGGAGGCAAGGAATTGCCTTCAAGAGTCTTCCTTCTTGGCGTTGAGGGGATAGGCAAAACTACCTTTGGGGCAAACGCACCTAGACCATTATTTATTACCTCTGAGGATGGTCTTTCAGAATTTGGGAAAATAGAGAGGTTCAGCCCTGATTCATGGGAAGAAATTACAGGGGTCGTTGGGGAACTGCTGAGTCAGGACAAAATCGACTATAAATCACTAGTAGTTGATACATCGGACTGGATGGAAAGGATGGTTTATGAGTGGGTGTGCGCTGACGCAGGTACGGACGATATAAACAAGGCTTATGGTGGGTATGGCAAGGGACATGACAGAGCGACAAGTGAGCTTGTTGTGTTCCTTCGCCAACTCGATCAGTTAAGACAAAAACACGATACTAGAATTATCATTCTAGGTCATGTTCACATTAAGCCGTTTACTGATCCAGCAGGTGAAGCTTGGGATCGATGGGAAGCAAAAGGCAATAAGAAATTCGCCGGGGTAATCCGTGAGTGGGCTGATTGCGTTCTATTTGCCACTAGAGATGTTCATAAAATCAAGAGGCAGGATGGATCTGGAGAAAAGGCCGCAGGTGGAGAGCGTGTTATATACACTACTTGGCATCCGGGATTTGACGCTAAGAACAGAAAATCCCTTCCAGCCAAGCTCCCATTGTCATGGGACAGTTTCGAAGCGGCTGAAAGCTCAAGCAAACCAGAGGATCTCGTTGAAAGGATTCAAACTATTTATCCTCTAGTGAGACCATCAATGTCCGAAGAGGATGCCAAGGCATGGGACGAGAGACTTAAAGATTTGGAAGGCGTATCAGAAGATCGTCTTAGAACCGCAATATCAATATTACAGGAGATCGCTGACGGCGAATAAAAATTATGAGTGAAGAAGAACATGAATACCTAGACATTGCCGGAAAATTTCCGGCAGTAGTGACAGAGCCTCAAAGTGGTTGGCTAACTACTAGAGGAGCAAAAGAAACACCAGCCATCCGGATTCCATTACAGGTAAGCTCTGGCCCCCACGAAGGGAAGAAAGCTGTCTGGTTTGGATACCTTACAGACGCATCGGTTGAATTTACCATTAGGGCATTGGCAAAGGCTTTTGGCTTTAATGGAGATTTGGAAGCTCTCCAGAAAGGGACAACTAACTTTTCAGGTATCGAGTGCCAAGTGGTTGCTGAGTTCGAGGAATGGGAAGGAGAGAAGAGATTGCGAATCAAATATATCAATCCAATCTCAAGCGGTGCTCCTGCGCTTGAAGAAACAACCGTAGCTAACATTATTGGAAACATCGGCAGTAAGGCAAAGGCTATCGCCGCAGACGCTTTAGGGGGAGATTCCTCTCCTCAAGCAACACTGACTCCGGCCTCACCGCCTGTTTCAACAACCTCTTCCCCTTTTTGATATGGATATAATGCAATTTGATTGGATTATTTACATTTGCGCTGGGATATCCCTTGTTGTCATTTCGATTCTCTTTATTGAATTATTAAGGGAACGGAAGGAGTCAGACAGGCTTTATACTCAGGTGCAGGTCTATAAGGAGCGTTTAAGGAAAAGAACTGACATTTTGTAATTATGGCTATTGAGATACCAAGTGCTTGGCCTCGAGGCATGAAAAGAAAAGTAGCAGAGGCATACGTTGGAGGCCGTGGCAACCTAACCGTACTAAGAAAGAACTTCGGTTTAAAACCCACTGTTCAGCATCATCGGAATACTACCTACTCTAAGGACAGAATTGATGCGGCATGGACAAGGGCGGATCAAGAAGGGTGGCCCTCACCCGAAAATTTTAACCATACTTTAAATAACAATTGAACGGAGGGAGAAACGGCATTGCGGCGAGTGAGTTTTCATAGGTATCACTTGGTCATACGTTCAACGCCAAAGCGGTAATCGCATAAAAGCCGCTTACTAAATAATATGAGAGATCTAAGGAAAATAGAAGAGTACCGTGTCATAACAGGCCCATTAGCGACCCTCCAAGAAGAATTTCCAAATGGAGGAATGTTTGTTTTGCCAATATCGGCATCAAACTTTGCTGTTTGCGTTGTTTCCGATGGCAAATACAAAAAGGAAGACACTGGCTGGGAACATGTTGCTGTTCACATTGTTTATGAATTTGGGCGCAAAAAAAAGAGAAGATCCAGAGCTATCAAGCAGGACGAACTTCAGAAGGTGCGTGACGTTTTCTGGGAGCCTGAAGATAATGTTATTCAGTGCTTTTCAAAGGAATCACTCGAAGGAGATGGGTGGGAAGTGAATGTTCACCTTTGGAAATCTAAGAAAAAGACCATTAAATCCTTCCCTTCAGCCAGAGACTATATGGCATCCCTTCGCTATATAAGATCCGCATCGTCATCAAATTCTGAAATACCTGCATAGTGCTTTCTGTAGACTTCGGGAGTGATGCCCATCCAAGTGATGATTTTCGTTTCTGGTGTATTAGCATTAATCCTTAGATGTGCGTAGCTGTGTCTCATTTTATGAAACCCTCCTTTAGTCTTAGCTTCATTGAGAACTCTTTCGAGAGAACCTCTTGCGTCCCATCTATGACCTCTAGCCCGATGCAGTTGAGCACCCTTTTCAGGAAAAAGGACGTATTCTTCATCTTCACCCCAATCCAGGCTTTTAACGAATTTAGTAAGAGCAGAAGGCATAGGAACAGTTCTTTTCTTTCTGCTTTTGGTTTTAAACCCTTCAACTTCATTTTGAATCGTTATCGAGCCTTTGTCACCTTTAATGTTGAACCATCCCCACTTGATATTGAGAATTTCCTTGATTCGCATTCCTGCATAGAATCCCATCATCAAAACGAAGAACATTTCTTCTCTTCTTTGTATTTTCGAGTTACTTGCCACTTCAAGAATTTTATCTCTTTCCTTTGCCGTCCAGAAATCAGTTATTCTGGTTTCTGCATCAGTAGGAAGTTTCATCTTCGCAAATGGATTAACCTTGATGACTTCCTTATCAACAAGCCAAGTAAAGAACGCTCTGGCGTACCGGATATAACCTTTAACAGAAACAGGCTGACGAGAGCCATCATTCAGTTCGTTGTACCAGTCCATAGCCTTCCCTTTTCCAATGCTTTCCGGAGTCGTATTTGGGCCGACAAAATCAACAAACTTTATAACCATGTTTTTGACATTTGGAAGGACGCTCGGTGCGTAATGTTTTCCTTTTTCTCTGTCGGCAAGATAAACTTCAAACCACTCTCCTATTCCCCTCCCCTGAGTTTGAAAATTAACTCCTTTCAAATCGATAACTTTTTCAAGAGCTTCATCAAAATCTTTAGTTTTGAGACTGATGGATTTGGGTCTTTTTGTGTTCTTCGAAAGACCTTGCGTAGATGGTCTGTAATAATATATTCCATTGTTTTTATAAAGACCTTTGATCGGATTCTTTTTCTTTGTTTTCATAGGCTATTTTTTTATACCAATTTTTATACCAAAAAGACAGCTAAGGGCCGCTTACAGCATAATAGTACTAAAAATAACTTTAAAAACAAGCTAAAAAAACCTTACTACATAAAAAAGCTCAAGACTAAGGATCTAGTCCCAGCAATGGGGTGCAGGTTCGATTCCTGTTCCGAGCACTTTAATTATCAAGGAGTTACAAAGACTCCCCCAACAGGGGCAAAAAAGTTTATACCAAACTTTATACCAAAAAAGGAGGTATTCGCATGATTCCTCCTAGCTGGGTAGATAGTGCTCGTAAGGAAATCTTAGCTCTTCCAGAGGGCGAAACCCTTGCAGGTTCGCAAATAATTGATCGCATCCGAAAAAAAATCGCCCCTCCTGACACGGATGAATGGTGGCTAATTCCGCTCGGAGAGGCCGAGTGCATGGACAAACTTAAGTACACTGGAAAGTGTCAAAGGTTCGTAGACTATCTGCCTCGGAATCCGATCTACATAACAAGGGCAAATCCAGAGCCGGAGCCTTTAGATTTTTGGGGGCAGTTAAAGGAGGGGGCTGTTTTATGAACCCCCTTGATATTACGACATCTGCAATTTTCTTTGAAAAAGGATTCCCTACCGGCAGTGAATGGAAGGTTTATGGTGATAACCGATTATTTCAATTGAGGTTGATAGGGGGCAATTACGTTTATGGATATGCGGCAAAGTGGGAAGTTTCTGAATATTTAATATATTTAATGTGTCTCCCTGAAGCTGGTTTTGCTTCGTCTTCAAAGGTTTCGAAAGTCTCAATATTTGAAGAGAGGGATATGTTCATTCTTGCAATTTATGCTTTAGCAACATGCATGAACTCCCACGGCGTTGATGTTATTTTGCCTGAAATTCCAAACTTTAAGGGGGGGATCGATTAAATGGGTCTCAGGCCATATCAAAGGACATTAGTTAATAGTGTCCTGAATGATTTTCTGACGCTGGACAGCTTACTAGCGATTTTACCGACTGGAGCAGGTAAAACCTTTTGTTTTGTTAAAATAGCAAAAGAATGTCTGGCTTCCGGGAAAAAGGTTTTAGCTTTGATGCACCGGGAAAATCTCGTAAATCAGGCCGCAGAAGAGTTTCGATCTCAAGGAATTGATGCAGAAGTTGAAATGGGGAGCCAAATTGCATCATATAAAGCAGATGTGGTAGTCGGATCTATTCAAACTTTTTCTAAGGAAAGGATGACTCGATGGCCTAGAGATCACTTTAGATTAGTGATTGTTGACGAAGCTCATCACGTAGAAGCCGATTCATGGCAGGAAACTGTCCGTTATTTCAAGGGAACTAAGCTATTAGGAGTAACAGCCACTCCATCTCGTGCAGATGGAAAGGACTTGGGTAATACATTTCAGAAGATTTCACATGAATCAACTCTTATAGAATTGATAGAGGGAGGATGGCTGTCTCCTATTACTGTGGCCTCTTGTCCTCTTGGATTGTCCCTCAGTAGAGTTAAATCATCGGGCGATTATCAAGTGACTGGAGTTGATGAGGTATTATCCCCCTTTTTAGATAAAGCGGCTCAAATGGTTGTCGAAAAAGCCAAAGACAGGAAGACCATCGTATTTTTACCTTTGAGAGCTACGTCTAAAAAATTTGCAGATGCACTGAATCGATATGGAATGAAAGCTCATCACGTTGAAGGAGGCAAGGGTTCCAAAGATACTTTAAAGGAATTTCGTGAGGGCGGCTTTCAAGCTATATGCAATGCCTCACTATTAATAGAGGGCTATGACTGCCCTGAAATCTCCTGCGTAGTCCCATTAAGGCCAACTAAGAGCTTCCCACTTTTTGCTCAGATGGTAGGCAGAGGAACTCGGATTTATCCGGGTAAAGAGGATTTGCTTCTTTTGGATTTCCTATGGGAGCATGAAAAACACAAATTGATACGTGCTCCCCATCTTTTTGGGGCAAATGATGAATCCATTGATTCAATATTTGACCGCATGGGAGATGGAGAAGGCATAGCGGATGCAACTAGGGACATTGAGGCCGAAAGGACAAAAGCTTTAGAGAGAAAGCTCCGGATCTTAAAAAAGAAGAAAGAGAGAATTTTTAGTTTATCTCAGTTGAGTTCATGGGTTGGGCGAGATGTTAAAGCGATAGCCAGAATGAAAAAGGGCGATCCTCCCACAAACAAGCAACTAGCATTATTAAAAAAGTTTCACGTTGATGTAAATCAGGTTCCTTCTCGTGAAGCCGCTACTAAATTAATCGGCTCATTGTTAAGAAAAAGAAGATAATGGAAATACAAGAAGCAATAATCCAAGCCAGACAGTTATATCCTCTTGAAAAGGTAATGATTAGTTCAGGGTTTGGACATTGCTTTACTGAAAAATTAGTTAAGTCTCCATTTAGACCTGATGAACAAAAGGGATCGTTTCACGTTATCCAAGGCGAGAACGGACGATTTAAGTGGAAAGATTTTGGTACTGGAGATAAAGCAGGTGATGAAATCGACTTCATAGCGAAGCTAAGAGGATTAAGTCAAAAGGAGGCAAGAGAGCAGTGGTTTAACATGGCCGGGATCACATGGCCTCCTCCAAAGCCAAAACTCAAAAAGAGTAAGAAGACATCTGAAGCCTTGGCGAAAGCACTAGAGACATTGGATGACGCTCGTGAAAGTGTGAAATTTAACTGGGAAACCTGTTGCCGAGTTTTCGATGAGGAATGGGTTAGCAAATTAGCGGAATGGCGAGGATACAGGCCTGAGTTTGTTAAATGGTTGAATAAGGAAGGTTTAGTGGGAGTGTGGCATGACAGGATTGCACTGCCTGTTCACGACAATCAAGGTAATGTAATTAACACACATTTCAGAGATGAGGATAATGATTGGTTATACCTGGGCGGAGGTCGGCCAGTAACAGCTTGGGAAATAGGGGAAGTAAGAGATGACACAAAGCCCTTAGTTCTTTTTGAAAGCGAATGGGATTGTCTTGCTTTCCTTAATGCCCTGAAAGTGGACAAGATGCCTGATATGTTACCTCCGTGTGCTGTAACTCGATCTTGTTCAGCAACCGATCTTGTTCAGGATTTGCTCATTGGCCGAACTAGAGGATCTATTGTCGCTTTCTGTCAGAACGATCCTCCTGCAAAAGAGGGCGAAAAAAACGGCAACGAAAAGTGGTGTGAAGGCCTCATGGCTATTAGAAAAGGAATCCAGTTCACTGCGCCCCCGGAGGGAGTGAAAGATTTAAATGACTGGGTAATGAATGGAGCTTCTGCTGTAGATGTTCTTGCCGCAGTTGAAATAGCCCAACCCAAGAGACAAAGCACCTTAACCGTCCGAAACATTGACGAACTTCTCAATATGAAGTTTGATGATAGCGACAACTATCTAGGTGACCGGATGTTAGCGGCTGGTAGGATGGTTTCTTTTCTCGGCCCCGGGGGTGTAGGTAAATCTCGAATGGTTTTGCAAATGGCAATTTGCTGTATTCTCGGTGAAAAGTTTCTTGGGATCGAATCACACGCTCGAGGTAAAAAATGGCTAATCATCCAAACTGAGAATAATAACAGAAGATTAAGCTCAGACCTTCGCTCTCTCGCAAAGGCTTATGATCTTACCGATTCCAAATTAGCTATGGTTAAAAGATGCCTAGCAATCCATACAGTTGAAACAATCGATGATGCTTACGTTGATTTGACTACTGAAGAAGACTACAGGCAGGTTGCAGGGTTAGTTGATGATGAGCAACCGGATATAGTGGTTCTTGACCCTCTTAACACATTTACAGCAAAAGATTTAAACAGTGATGCGGAGATGCGTGAGGTAACTAGACTAATTTCTCAAGCGATAAGAACCGGAAATCCGGATAGGTGTGCTTTAATCATTCATCACTCTTTAACAGGTAAGGCAGGTGCTCAGAAGGCCTCTGGGTGGGACAAGGCAAGTTATGGACGAAATTCAAAGAACTTACTCAATGCTGTTCGAGCACAATGGAATTTAACGCAGGTTGATCCAGATGATTATACTCAACTTATGTTGGCAGGAGGCAAGAATAATGACGGAGCGTTACTTCCTGAAATCGGTGTCATATTTAATGAGGAAACAGGCATATATGAATATGATCCAGATTTCGACCTCGATGAGTTTAGAGCGTCATTGGAAGGTCAGAATCAGATGAAAGCAGGGATTAAGATGCCGCCTAATGTTATTGCGAATATGTTTAGCGGCCAAATATCCGGCGGTGAACTCTCTGAAAAGCTCGAGGAACATTTCGGAGCATCTCGATCAGCATGTTACAGAGCGATCAAAGAGGCCCATGAAGAAAAGTATCTTGAAGTTTGGGGTCGAGGAAAAAGGGGTAAGATTTACAGAAAAGGCCATAAAGCTACTGATATTTCAGTTGATTGAATACTTGCCTTTTTTCAAAAATAAAATATAGTAACAGCTAAATGGAAACTAAAACAAATAGAGGAGGTGCAAGACCCGGTGCAGGTCGGCCACGTAGAGACAGCCCTAGAACAGTGGTTTCCATGAGGATTGAGCCTGACATAGCTGAAAAATTCAAGAATATAGCTAAAGAAAACCAAATCTCTCAATCAGAGATGTTTTCAAAGTGGGTCGATAGAATTGGGAAATATTAAAGATTTTTGAACGAGGATCGTATAGCCATTTTATCAGTTTTAGGCAAATCTATTAGCTCACCAACAAATTGATATACTACTCTTAAAGATTCTCGTTTTTCTGTATCAATTGAATCATTCTCAAGAATGTCTTTTGCAAGAGCCTGTCTTTTCTCCTCAAGCCTCCTTATAAAGTAATCATTAAATGGTATGCTGTCTTGGAGTTTTGCTATATGCCCAAGATCAAGCTCTGCTCTTCTGGTTTTATCTTCAATATCCATTATAAAGTTGGTTCTGGAGGCTCTTCCGGAGCGGCTGGTTCCCCTGCCATTGTCCCGGGAAGGTGTTGAGGCCCGGGAACAGCAACCTGATCAGCTACACTAATCTGCATTGCTTGTAATTGCTCAAGTAACATAGGAGCATCCATTTCCTGAAACTCTGTAGGCTTCGCCCTGAATCTCTCGAGCAATGCTTCTGCTTGAGCGTTCGATTCTAAGATTCTTTCATTCCTTTCCTGCGTCATTAGAATCCTTACATTTACGTCAAAGTCAGATGTGTCGGGTAAGCTGATATAATCTGTGACTGCATTATCACCTTCAAAATACAGGAACGGTTCTTCAGCATCCATATAATATAGTAAACAATAAATGCCTCGTTGAGTAATCGTAGTTATCTGAGGACGTAAATGAGTAATGTAGAGAGAAAACATCTCATTGCCTACAGCTTCAATATTCCGAATCCCGGTTGCCAGTTGTGTGGAGTGTAGGCCTGAAACCAAGTTATCATTGGCGTGTTGGATGCCTGACTCGTTCATAGCCATCTGGCTAAAGTATTCTGACAAGTCCTTCAAGTCATTGCTTTTTAAGTCCCTTAAATAGACCGAAGATAATACTTCTGCATCGGGAATGCCGGGTTTTGGCGTGTATGTTTGGCCCCAGTTAAGTTTAAGGCTAGGATCTCGATCACCTTCAACGGTATTGTAAGGCCTCCATAGATCAATCCTACCTGCTCGAGATTGTGAATGATTCATTCTGTTAATAAGCAGGTCTATAATATTCTGAGTGCTTTCAAACATCTCGATTCCCCCAATTCCGTAAGCTCTACCCGGGACAGGGTTGATTCTCATCATCTCAAATGGCCGTTTGCCGTCTGGGGTCAATTCTGCTGTAAAGTCGTAAAAAATAGGAAGTTTGGTTTCTCTTTCGATCACAAGCATAAACTTTTCCAAAATGCCATCCCCATCGACATCGTAAGTCATGTGGAACTCGGCTATCTTAGCTATAGGGCTTCCTGATTCCTCGCTGGTGTCAGTGTTTTCAATATTCTCCTCCACTTCAGGTAAACTCTTTGAACTGGCGGCATGAGTCCCTCTTCCTCCCGATACTCCCCTTATGAGAGCAATCGCCTTCTCCGTTGCCTCTCTTCTTTCCTCATCTGTCCCAAGCATATCTCTCCGTTGGTAGTAATCGACTAAATCCATCACTGGCATGTCGTAAAGATGCACAACTGTGTCAGCCTCATGGATGTTTTCAGCAGTTAAAGGAAACAAGAAATCCCTCTCATGGATAGGTTTAATTTCTGGGCCTTCGTAGTGAACTGCTCTTTTCTTAGTTTCAATGTCTTTCCATTCAAACGAATCCGGTCTAGCTACAGATGTATCTCTGTCCATAACCCATGATTCAGTCATAGGGTCTTGAGACCAACTATCGGTGTCGTAGATATATCCCCCCTGCGAATCGACAAAGGCCTCGCCTTTCTCATCAACCATTATTGATTCGGTTGAAGTGTAATAGTCATCATCGATTTTATGGTTAATCTTTACTACTTGCTCCCCTTTTACAAAGGTGTTCTCTAGAGCATTTGCTAAATCCTGATTGATTGTGCCTCTAGAAAACTTCCACTCAGCGAACTTCTGAATCTGCTTTGAAAGAACTTTATCATTTTGGCCTACACCATGTGCAGAAAACCAAGGATCAGACCCAAAGAAAAACCGAGATGCTCGAGCTACCATCTGGCGAACAATCCTTCTGGCTATTGGTACTACTAAATTAGACTCTCTGAAAATCCCTCCCAGCAAATGAGGCCGGAAGTTCATCTTGTTTTGGTAAATCAATTTAAAAAGCTGTCTTTTCCCCAGATAAGAGCGAGAAGCGGCTGTTAGCTCTGAGCCTTCAAGATTAGCATACCAATCCGAATTTCCAGTTAAATTCCGTCCTGATTCACGCTCGAGATCCTCAAGCCTACGCATCGCATGTTTAACTAAATTCTCTTCTTGTTTTAGAGTAAGCCTCATTCCTGATACAAATGGGACTTTTGCCTTGGTCGCATCCGGCTCTTCGGCAAATCCTCCTTGATCATCGAGAAACTTTTCAACTTGTTCTTTCATTGTTTTTTTTCGTTATGTGTCTAAATTCGTTACTTCTTCAGCAAAATTTCTGGTCTTGATCTAAGCTCATCTCTGGCCTGTTCACGCCCTTTTCTGTAAGCTGTCTGGATTTCGTTCAGTTTACGCTCTCGAGGTTCTTTAATGTCGAATGGGGATAATTTACCATCCAACAGCCCTTGAGCAAGAGTTGCTGACCTTTTGACGAGGTATTTATAACTGTTCGGCCCCAGTTTTATATGACCTTTTCCATCGAGCATATTGAGGCTGTTGCTAGGCGTAGTTGGCCCCCAAGTTTGAGCAGGGTTCTCTCGGTTCCAATTAACTAAAAATTTATCAGATTGAACCAACTTCTGAGTCTTTTCAATTTTGGGTATTACCAGTCTAGTTGCCGCAGTTCCAGCACGTTCAACATATCTTCCTGTTGCTGGATCAACTTTCTTTTCAGCCCCCGATGGTAAAGGCAGGATGTCATACCACCATTCTTTGCTTCGCCATTCACGATCATACTTATCGACATTCCTTATCGGCTGTCGAATAAGGTTTGGTACGATGGCATTTTTAACAAACCTACTTGTATATGAACTAGCTGATTCCGGCTTTTCTATTGCTTTAGCAACGTCACCTAGCCCACGCATAAAGGTTTTATTTCTGGCCTGACCCAGCATCCATCCCCACAACTGTCCATAAACTCTTTCTGATGTGGCTTTTGATTTCGTGGCTCTAATTAAGTCAGCCGTTGTTCCTAAGATTGTTGAAAATGGCTCTACTCGGCCATACGGAATTTTGAGATCCCCAATTTTTATAACATAATCTCCTCCTGTATCTCTTTGCCTTACTCCAGCTTCTCCCGATCTTGGAGGCCTTGATCCTGTAATCAGGAAAAACTTTTCATCGTCATCATCATCTCCTTCAACCGCTCCATGCAAGACAGCGTAAGCTGTCCATGCCAAGACCTGCTCTGCGGCATCTCTTATTAATTCAGGGTAAGCATCGATGACAGTTTGTCCTTTTTCCCTTCGGAAAAGACCGTTCCGGAGGAAGTGCGATGCAAAATTAATTGTCCCAAGTGGAGACTTTCTCATTCCCTGTTTAAAAATATTAAATGGTGTCCTTGCAAAAGGAATCACCCAATTAAGAAGAGGAACTGACCTTGATCCCATTGATATCCAGTGGACTGCGGCTTCAGCCCAGTTGCCTCCTTCTTCTCTTGATCTCAAAGGAGTCTGGAAGGTGAGATCTGTAGCCTTATCAACGGCGATCTGCCAAGCCTGACTATTGGGAGTGTTTACATATTCTGCAATTTTCTTCTCAAGTTCTTTTCCTTTGAGTCCTTGAGCTTTAGATATTCTGTACCCCTGCGCCCCTGCCTCCATAGTTCCAAAGAGACCTTTGAAGAAAGTATCAGCAAATAACAATGCCCTGCCGGGGATTCTGATGACTTTTCCTTTTTTCCCACGAACAGAGGATTTATGTCCCTCCCCTTTAATATATCCATCATTCAAATCGATCTGCTCATTAAGGACTTCCGCTCTAAAGAAATCAGTTTCAGCACCCCACGATTTCAGGGCTAATCTCATCCCCCTTGCCACTCCAGGCATTATTCCTTTTATGATGTGGCGATATTCTTTAAATGTGGCTCCTTTTTCAGACTTGAAAATTGTATTAAGCATGGCCTCCATGCCTCTTTGAACAGTGAAATCCCATGCGGCATTAGCAACATTTCCTGTCACGTTAACTACATGCGTTTGAGGGCCGGAAAGGATATTGTTGATCCAGTATTCGTGGAGCATACTCCACCCATTGCTATCAGCCGATTGTGCCGCTCTCGCAATCTTAACTACTTCAACAGGGTCGTAAAGATCCACTCCAACCATGACTTCTTGAACATAATCAGTAGAATCAGGTTCAAAGTCTCTGTCTTTAAACTCATCCCATTTGGCATCCTGTTCAGCACCGCTTGGAGCAGGAGGTCTAAACATTTTCTTTTTAGGCTTTCTCTTGCGAGTTTTCATTTTGCCTATTTTGTTTAATGGAGGGATACCCATTTTAAGAAGCATTCTTTCAATTTCAGCATCAACTTCAGCTTCGCTTAAATCCAAGGGACTTGATTTAAGGATAAGTGTTTCATCGTCAACGCTCAGATCCTCTGCTTTTACTCCTTGCCTGACTTTATCCGAATGCCTCCGTACAAATTCCTCTTTAAAGGCATTCCGAACCTGCTTTACCTCGCTAACAGTCAATTCAACCATTTTGGCAATTTGCTTTAAGGTCTTACCACTACTAAATAGTTTGATAACCATTTTTTGTTTTGCAGAATATCCTTCTGTGATATTTGTTTTTATCTTCGATCCTTTAAGAGTTAGCTCGACTTCCCCTCTAAAAATGTCATCAAAGGTGACTCCCATTCTTGCGAGTTCTTTTTCAATCTTCTGAATCCGGATAGCATCTTTATCGAGAATCTTTTGTTTCTCTTCCTGCGTCCTTGCCTTTTCAACCTTCTTCCTGACCTTTGCCGGAGGCGTGAAGATTACCTTGCCAAGAAATTCCTTGTGCCTTTCTTCAGGTGTTTTAAATGGGTCTCTCCTCGAGGCCAGTCCTCTGGCCTGTTCTGTTCCAGTTGCCCTGTATGCCCAGACTAATTTTTGAACATTTTCCCTTCTTTCCTTCGTCATGGGCATCGACATTTCTTGAGCAACAATCATTTGCGCCGCTCTTGTCAATACAGGGTCGAGAGTCCCTCCTTCAAATCCAAGCTGTTTAATTCTTTCTGCTGTTCCTTCGTAATCGTTTTCTACCATTACCTTGGCTTCAGCATTCCACTGCTCAAAAGTTTCAGCCCCTACAGCCGTCTTGCGATATTCATCGACAGACATTATTGCAGGGTCTTCCGCTCCTATAGCTAATTCAGGGTTTCCTATAGTGCGTTCACCGGATTGCTCGTTAAGAGCCTCTTGGTATAGCTTTTTAAGTTCTACATCGATTTCGGTATCGCCTGTGATTTCAGCAAGGTTCTGAGATTTTAGAATATTACTGGTAGTTTGAGTGCCGAGGCTTACAAGTTCTTCTTTTAGCTTGGCAACTCTTTCCTCAAACTCCTGCACCTTATCTAGATGGCCTTTCCTTCTTCGGGCAGGAATGCCTATCTTTTCAAGATTATCTATTTGGCGTGAAATGTAGCCTATGCGCTCTTGCCTATTCTTTTCATTCTCTCGGCTTATCTCTTCTGCCGGAACAACTTCTCCAGTAATGGTTTTCTTTTGTTCTTCCCAAATATCGTCAGCGAGGTTTTGCAAGTCTATAAGCACATCGCTTTTAACCTCTGTCCAATTCTTGCCTCTATAATCCAAGTCGTATCCTCTTGGAGAACGAGAGGACAGTTGATCATGTCTTGAAATTCTAATGATTTTGCGGAACTCTGCCCCATTTTCCAATTCAACCAGAATCACTGGATATATAGATTCTGAAACATTTGAGGACTCTCCTCCGTCCAAAATTGCTTCTTTTATTTTAGGTGGACTTTTCTCGCCCTTGTATAAAAGAGCCTTGCGAACTACATCTTCGCCTCTTCGCCCTAATAGTCTACCCCCCGAATAAATATTAAGAGTCTCAGGAGGAAGTGTTAATTCATCAAGAACATTCTCAAAGTCGTATCTAGCGTCTGTCTCTGGATCAAGGTTCTGAGATTTTAGAATATTAGGTGTAGTTGCATCGAACCTTTCAAATTGTGGTGCGTCTTCTGGATACTTTTTATTGATTTGATCCATGGTTAAAAGTCCTTTTTCCGGCTTCGTTCCAGACCAAGCATAAATAGGTGTACCATCTTCAGTCCACATCCTGTCCACAAGGCCAGACTCAACCCACCGATTAAGGATTGATTGAGAAGCTGCTTTTCCTTCAGCACTTCCTCTGAATAACCTGTTCCCTAACTCGTATGCAGTTAACCACTTTTGATTAGGCATTGCATTTCGGTATTCGTAAGCAAATTGTTTACGACTACGATCCCTAGGCAACATTTGATTAGCCGCTATCATTGCGTCAGCCATTTTTTCTCTAGAAGGTTTTTTTCCTCCTAAATCATGGGAGGGGAGGGCAGTATCGGTATCAAGGTTCTGAGATTTTAACGGAATTGAAGTCTCCTCTTCACTTAAAGGATCTATAGAATCGACAATTCCCATATCAGCATCAAACTTAGGCCCGATCTCTCTGTATTCGGTAACCATGTCCTGTAATTCCTTTTCACGAGGAAATGGCCTTTCTGCGAGTTCTGTATATGTAGGAATGTTTTCAGTCTCCCTAGCCACTGTTCGCTCCGCTCCAATGTTCTTAATATTGATTTTTTCCTTGGCGGCTCTAATTCTTTTCTCAAAAGTGTCGGCTGAAGTAACTTTTTCCAAATTAACAGTTAAGCCGTCAGGCATCTTAATTATCGGAATGAACTCAGAGCGATATTGATTTTTTCCACTTAAATTCTCTCTGAACACGCTGTGACTCAATTCAACCTCGACCCCATCAACGGTCACACTGGCAAGAGGCTCTCTTAGCTTTTTGTCATTGTTTAACTCGCTAAGTGTTTTAAATCTTTTGTTATTTATCGATTTGTTGTGAGCTTTGAAAACCCTATCTAAAGCCTTAATTCCCTTTTTAGTGTCTTCATATTTAATGTTATTTAGCTCAATGCCAAATTCCATGTCTTCATCCCACTTGTTTTCAAGATTGCCCATTGCAGTGGTCATCTTTTCATTAAAGGCTTTAGCAAATTCAAGTTTGGTCTTTGATTCAGATAGATTGTTAACTGATCTTTCCCTTAATGAATCGTGAGCTTTCCGCTCTCTAACTAATGCCTCGATCTCTTGACTGACTTGGAAAAAGCGAAGGCCATCCGCTCCCATAAGAATAGCTTTTTGTTCTGCGAGACTAAGTAGCCCTTCATCCTCCTCAATAACACGAGCGTTCATTTCACCGCTCATAGCTTGACGGATAAACCTCTCTTTAAATTCTATCTTATCCCACAAAGCGGCATCTAGGGATTCCTGCATTCCGTATCTATTCAGATGAATAGGCACATTTAGCTCTGAAAAAATATTCCCTTGGCGATAAACTCTACCATCTCTTTGCTCGAGATCCGCAGGTGTCCAAGGAACATCTAAGTGATGAGCGGCAATCATCCGCTCTTGCATATTAACTCCTGTGCCTAGTTTTTGAGTGCTCCCCAAAACAAACCGGACTTCTCCATTATTCACTTTATCAAAAAGTTTTTGCCTAGATTCTGGAGTTTTGTAATCTTGGATGTCTGCTATTTCCTCTTCTGGTACACCTTTTGATGCTAGTTTGTTCTTAATCTCCTGATAAAGATTAAATTCATTGTCCTCAAAAGAAACCTCTTCCTCTACATCTGACTCAGTTATATCTCTCTCGATTACGTTACCCTCAAGAAACTCCTCGAGCTTTACTCTTTTAACTGCTCTAAATGTGTCTGCAAAAACAACCTGCGTTGCTTTTTGGCTGTCGTGCTTTTTATACAGATCGATTGCACTGTCGATCATTTTGTTGAGTTTACTCCCCGGCTCGTCCTTTGCATTAGGATCAACCATTCTCATGTCTATTGCCGCCGCTCTAGCCGCACCAAACGAAACAAGTGGGATGTATGAAAATTCTCTTTTCTGCTTACCTTCCAAATTATCAAATTTATCAATCACCTTGAAGATATATTCAGTAAACTGATTAACACCTTCCGTTTGAGGAACCACTTTAAGCAATGCCTCTCCACCTTCGATCTCAGGACGATTCTTTACGTCCATTTTTTCTCCAAGTTTAACGTCAGCCACTTGCCTAAACAGCCTATTCCATTCCGGGATATTACTTATTTTGGATAGTCTTTGTATTCTTTTGAACCTTCCATTAGGTCTCAGTTCATCTCTAGTTTCAATCTCGGTAAAAGTGGTAGCAAATGAATCAAATGTGCTGACGTTAAAATCAGACAATAAATCAGGCGCAACCATTCTTATCATATTCCAAGTCTCACCAAGAGTGTTAGTTACTGGTGTTCCTGTCATGGTAAATATGTTTTTACCATTCTGGTTTTCTTGAATGTACCGTGACTTGGTTAAGAAAGATGTTCCCCTTTGCGATGCCCCTCGATCTATACCTGCTATTTGATTACCTAGCTTTGTAGCATAAGGGAGCTTCTTATATAAGTGAGCCTCATCTAAGATAAGAGCATCGATGCCCATTTCTTGGAAAGTTAAAATATCATCAACTTTCCTTTTTTGTAATTTAGCAATTTTAGCATTAATACTCTTAATTCTTTTCTGTAATTCCTTAACAGTTGGTGTGTCCTTGCCTTCATCAATCGCAATTTGTTGAAGGGAAGTTATAAACTGATCTTTTACCTCATTAAGAATTTTTCTTTCGTAAGCAGGATCATCAGGTATCCGATCCAATGTAGATTGAGCCATAATAATCATATCCCAATCGCCTGATGCTATTTTCCCATAAAACTCTTTTCTTTTTGCACCTGCAAGATCTGATCTCCTAGCAACTAGGATGTTGGCATCTGGAGCCATTTCTCTGACAGTTTCAGAGAATTGTTCAAGAGTTGCATTGTGTACGGCAATCAATGGCTTGTTAGCCAATCCAAGCCTTTTCATTTCCATTGCTATGGCTGTAGCAATAACTGTTTTACCTCCACCAACACCATGAGCAATTAATCCTCTACGATCTTGTATAGCTCTAAATACAACGTCTTTCTTGGCAGGGAATAAATCAAACTTGGGATTAATCCAAGGCAACACCATGTGTTGACCGTTATATGTCGGCTCCACATAGTTATTGAAATTTTCGTTATAGTTAGCGGTTAATGCGTTCTGTGCGCCTTCATTTTCATCAATCCAGTCTTTAAAAGCTAACTTCATCCTTTCTTGGGCGGCCTTAACGTTGGCTGTAGCTTTCTCATCTATAACCATTTGAGGGTCTTCTGATGTCCCTACATTCTTTCTAACTATTGGAGTTCTTAAATTTAATACACTTTCTAATATTTTTTGAGCATTGTATCTCGGAACACCTGGGTCAAATTCAGCATTACTCTGTGACCATCTAGCAGTTGATTGAACATCCCACTTTTCAGTAACCATCTCATTAACTGTGTCGGTTCTCATATAATTAACTGACATAGTTAAGTTCATTCTGTTTTGTGCGAAATCCTCTATAACCTCCCCGGGTATCCAAGCTGACCCAAGGTAATATGATATTTCTTCGTATTTTAAATCTTTTGGCTGAATTGCCTCTAATGCCTCTACATTGCTTTCAAACTTCTCTGAAGTTTTAGCCGCTTCTTTTGCTTGTAATAGCTTTTCCCTTACGTTCCCTGAGAGATAGTGATTTCTGATCTCAGGCAATCCATTATCAGGATTTATAAAACCAAGGCCGCTTCCTACAAATTCATCTAAAATCTTTTCTTTAGGTTGCCCTAGAAGTTGAGCCATGTAATCGATGTCTACCAGCCCCTTCCACGACAGTGAGTGAGCAAGAGCATCTTCCTGTGAGTCGGCACTTGTAGGCTCTTCTACAGGGCGCATCACCCTTTCATTAAAGATGGATGCCTTTTTAAATGAGCCGTCCTCCTGCTGAAGCTCAAGTCCTAGGACTCGATAGTAATCTGGGTCAACGGAAAGACCTTTAGATGCCCTTGTGTGGAAATTCTTATGCTTTTTAACGTGTAAGTCGTAAAGCCTGTTTAAATCATTTCGTATTGAAGTGATATTTTCCTCAGTCGAATTAGGATCTTTTTCGGCTTCCAATAAATTATTAAGAGAATCTCTAACTTGAATGAAAGATTCAACTACTGGCCTTTTTGGTAACTTCGCTTTAGAAACACCTTCCACCTTAATTGATTTACCATCCAAATAGATCGACCCTTGCTTCCGCTTGGATTCTTTTTTTGCTTCTCCTATTTTTCCTGTTCTAGATCCTTCTCCGAAAATATTAGATGGGAGCCTGTTAACTGCTTCAGATAGTTGCCTTCCTAGATCCCCTGTTGGATGAACCGTAAGTTCTCCTTTTTCTTCAGTAGCAAACATTGACCCATCATTACTGAGTCGGCCTAGTATCATTTGAGGGTTTTTAATAAAGTACTCGTTTACATTTACTGGCCCCCCTTTAGGGAATTTTTGCTCAGAAACTTCGCTCCATGATTCTCCTTCGAATTTTTTACCATCTGGTTTTCTGAGGAAAATAATATCTGTAGTTACCTCTGTACCTGCGTTTTTCTTAAATGCCGTATTGGGAAGCCTTATAGCTCCCACTAAATCTCCATGCTTTGCCAACCATCTTCTTTGATCTGCTGAAGCATCCATAGTGAAATGAGTTGTTATAAATGCAACAATTCCTCCCGGTTTCGCCGATTGAAGGGCTTTGGCGAAAAAGTAATTATGAAGGTTAAACTTTGGAGTTTTACCCAATGATTTATCATCGACAGTAAACGTGTTCTCAAAAGGAACATTTGAGATAACAAGATCAGCCGCCCCGGGTTCTATTGGGGCATCTTGATAACCTTGAACAAATACATTTGTTTCTGGGTATAGTTTAGAAAAAATACGCCCTGATATTGAATCCAACTCGACTCCAACTGTTGAAGTCCTGTCAGACAGTTTGTCAGGCATCGCTCCGAAGAAATGACCAACTCCAGCCGCAGGTTCCAGAGCAACCCCACCTTTGAAACCCATTCTTTCAACAGCATCCCACATTCCTTTAATTACATCAATGCTTGTAAAATGAGCATTAGTGATTGAAGCCGCCGCCGTCTCCCATTCATCCTCAGTTAAAAGCTCTTTTAAAGCTCTTGCCTCTTTGCCGAATTTCTTTTCCCACTTACCTAATCTATCTATTTTTTCTTTAGCTTTCTGAGCTTCTTCAAGATAGACATCCTTCATATAGGAACTTGATTTATTAGCTGTCTCTATATTCCTATCATAGTCCCTTTGATAACTTTCAAGATCCTGAGATTCTTGAAGTTTAATTCTATCGAAGACTTGTGGAACCGCTCCCCATCCTGAAAACTTAGCTAATGCAGATTTTTCCTCTGGAGTTGGATTCCTGTCCTCTTTTTCAAGCGTTCTTAAAAGTTTTAACGCCTTAACATTTGCTTTGATCCTAGCCTTGACTCCCGAAGGATTTAGATCCTCTTGGCTCTCGATTGTATGATTCCTTTCAGGGGAATCTACTTCTGGCCTTTCAAGAACTCTTGGTGACTCTTCTCGTCCCTCTCTTCTAGCATCTTCTCCACTAGGTCGCTCATCTTCTGGAATTGTTTCTGTTCCTTCTCTGTCAGTGGCTTCTGCTCTTCCAGATTCTCCGGGAGTATCTGTTGGGATGCGCTCGTCCACTCTACCCCTCCCTTGGTCGCTCTGATCATCATCTTCGCTCTTTGATCCACTGTCTCTAGACTGTTGAGCAGGAATCGAGGGTTCTCCTCGCTCAGATTGTCCCAAACCTTCTCCCAAATCGGGTGCTCCCTGAGTTCCTGTTTCGGCATCTCCTCTAACGTCTTCATTTACAGGCACATTAAACCAATCGAATAAATTATCAATATCCTTTCCCGAGGCGGCTGGTAGATCTTTTGCCACCTTCCTTTTAAATACTGGTTTTGACGCTTTTGTCCTAGCTGGTAGGGTTTTTGCATAGTCATTAAATAGATCTAAGTCTTGCGCTTTTAGCGGAATTGATGTATTAATAGGCGTAATGCCGGAAGTAACAACATCATTTGTTCTATCTGAAACAGGTATACCTTGGGAGGTAGGCCCGGGTTTTCTTAGAATAGCTGGAGCATCTAAGCCTGTAGACGATGACCGCCGTGCTCGGATAACCGAAACTGTACTTTCTGGTGCAGAAGAAATCACCGAGGAGGAAGCTCTTCGCATTTCTGCTGAACTCGATGCGGCGGCTCGTTGAGTTTTCAAATTAGGGTCATATTTGTCTCCTAATTGATCTTCATAAATATTGCTCGAATTAGTGTAGTAATCTTTTGATATCCTAGAGATTTCTTTAAACTTTTTATTCGCAGTGCGAGTAACTCGAGTGCCTTTATAGCCTAGCGCACTCCTTTTGTGAACTTTGCTCTCAATGATTTGTCTGGTTGTCTCGTAAAACAAATGCCCCGGCCCGACCTCTTTAGCATAAATAGTGTCAGCACGATGAACTTGAATCTCAGCAATTACCCCGGGAGCCATTTCAACTAAGATCATGTGATCTTTGTATCCGCCGACAGGATTTTTAAATCTGTTTTTGTGAAGTTTTCGATCCTTTTTATCGGCCTTTCCTTCTGGGCCTTTTGAATTTTTAATTACCGTCCAGTTTGGATTTTCGTACACGGAGTCTACTAACTGATCAACCTCTGCATTTGTGGTAGCAATTAATGATCCTCTAATAACGTCAGTTAATTCGTTAAAGTCTGGTTCGATAACTTCGTTAAAGTTTGGATTGATTTTTAGTTTATGTTCCATTCTCTCCTCTGCCTTATCAATAGCCTTATCGATTGCTCGATCTCCTTTGATTGGCCCCATAAGCGGAATAGCACCATTCTCTTGAGCTAACCTATCAATCTCCGTTTCTAAATCCTTATTGTAATCAATTCCTTCTTCTGGATTAACGTACTTCTTAATATGATCATTCCACTGATCTTTGTAGTCTTCTCTATTAAGAGTTCTTTGCTCGATCTTTTTCTTGTTAATATTAGCAATTTCAGCAAGTACCTCTTTGGGAAGTTTGTTCTTTTCAGATCTGGCAATCTCTTGATTTTCAACTGCAAGACGGAAGAGTTCCTCTCTTGTCTCCGGCGGAAGTTTTTGAACTGCCTTTAGTATAGTCTCGGCAAACTTAAAGGTTCTGCCATCCGAATCCACGAACGGCTCAATTTTAATTCCTGCTTCCTTGTGTTTATCTATGGATTCCTGTAAAGAATTTTTCTCGGATAACTGCTGTGATTTTAAGGCAACGTTTAGTGGTTTTGCGGCTTTTTGAGTTTCCTCTACAGGCTTTTCCACATCTTGAGCGGCAATATTCCAAAGTTCCTCCCGAGAAGGGAAAGCTCTTTTGCCAAACATGTCCTCTTGTCTGGGGTCTCCAATTCTGTAAACAGATTCGACATAGTTACCTATAGCATTTTCTAATGAGCTTCTATTTCCCCTGTTAGTTACTAAGTAATCGAGAATTAAATCTTCAACTCCCTTTCCTCCTAAATCAAATTCACCTTGCCCCTCGAGGCTCTCCCATGCTGTGCTAATATTTTTTGCGTCTCTGATAGCACTGGATATCTTTTGAACTGCTTTAGCAATATCATTGGATATGTCTAAATCATTTAATGCACCTGCCTCTATATCTTGCCTCATTCGGGCAACCATCGGGGAAACAGTTATTAAAGCGTTAGTTAAACGCTTTGCCGCATCTCCTGAATCACCAGACATGCGATCCAATGCGGCCCTGCCTTCAGCATCGAGGCCGTAAGCCGCCGTGAAAATTGCCATTTTAGCTCTTCTAGCTAAATCACTTTTAGTTATGTTTGCTTCATTTGCAGAACGAGCACCAATTACTTTCTGAGTGTAAAGGGTTAGAAACTTTTGATTCTTTTTACTGTCTATTGCAAACTCTGGATCTAAGGCATAAAGAATTTGAGGAGTAAGTCTTTGAGCATCTTGACCTGCTAACTCGACAGCATTAGAAGCCATTGCTTCACCCTCATTACTTTCCTGTGAAAACCTTATTAGTTCTGGTGTTGATAAGTTATCAGTAATTACTCTGTATAATACAGGGTCTTTAATTTTGGATACTGCCTCGGGGTCGAGTCCGAACTTGTCAGCATTATCAATGAGCTTTTGTTTGTAGTCCTTAGACGCAGGAGTATCCAGTCTGTAACTTTCTATTGCTCCTATATCCCTTCCATTACCTATAAGAGTAAATGATGGGCTTCCTTCTCCCATCGCTCCCTCTTGAGTAATTATAGGTGCTCCAATATCTGCTGTAGTCGCTGGTGTATCAGTTCCCGGAAAAAATACAGCCTTATCAAAATCAAGATTGTTAGCGATATTTCTAGCCTGTTGCCTGTACTCCTTTGTCGAACGATCCCTTGGCTGTAATTCCTGTGGGTATCCCTCGGTTTTTCTGCCTAAAGCGTCATGTGATGGTTTAGAATCTGAAGCAGATCTGACCTCATACCGAACATTAACAGTTCTCCCTGCGTTAATAACTTGTGCAGTAGATCCTTCTACTCTTCCGGTAGGCGGCCCTCTAGTCGGTGCTTCTTTTTGAGCAACTTTCTTTTTAGCCACCTTTTTGGGCTTGGGCTTGGGCTTTTCCTCAGTTTTAGCCGTCAATTCATTAAGTCTTTGTTCAATCAGTTCTGCCGCCTTTCTGATTTCAACGGCAAACTCCTCATCCGAGTCCATTACTCCGTTAAAGAAATCAAGAATCTCCTGAAAAGCCTTTCTGATTGATTGTATCAGTGTTTTTGAAGCCTGTTCAGTTGAAACTACGCTCCCATCAAGCTCCCAAAGGCCATCTTTGACAGCCATTCTGCCTTGAACAATCATCCGAAGAAATTCATTTCCCAACTGTTCAGCTTCTATTTCTCCAACTGGTACGTTTATTTCTTCGCTTAATCTCTGAAGTTCCTTTTTTTCAATTGGGTAAGTTTTTCTGACTGCATCTTGGATTTCTTTTGGTAAATCTTTCCATAGTTTGCGGATATCAATTTTTCCTTCTTTGTGTAATTGAAAAGCGACAAGGTGAATCGCTTCCTCAAGACCTGCTTTTTCCGCCCATGTTTTCGAATCAATATTTTCTGAAGCGAGATTCCTTAAAAGATCTGGAACTGAGAAATTTAAGTTACCATCTTTAGTGTACATCCCCCCTGACCCTATAGATTCAAGAGTCCAGCCTACGCCTTTAAAAATCTTACCCCATTTTTCAATTTGCTTAGAAACTAAAGAAGCCGCTTTTTTAACTCCTGCTTTTTCCGCCGCAGTAAGTTCCCTTCCTTTTTCTTGTTCGATCTGGGAAATAGCCGAAGATACAATCTCCTCAGTCTCAGGGCTTGGCGGTTTAGGGCTTGGAGTCTTAGCAACGCCAGTTTGGATGATGCCACCAAAGTCCACCATTCCTACCCCCATTTCAGCGACTTTCCTTCCGGCTTCTTCCTCATCAAGAGCATCAACCTGAACAGGCTCTTCCTTTCCATAAACTGGAACTTCAAAAGTTCCTCCAACCTGCTCCTGTTCTTCTGGTGTCTTTGTTTCAGAAGGCTCTGATGCCTTTGGTTGCTCCGCTTGTTTCTGTTCCTCAACAGGTCTTGCCGACTGTCGCTGAGATGCTTCGTCTTTAGGCAGTAGTTTTGCTAATGTTGGATGCCTTTGACTCAGGCTATCAATTAATGTTTGCCCTAGAATTGGGACTCCATTTTCCGCAGTTGCCCAGGGATCTCCGTCAGCTTTCGCAGACTCTACTTCCCCTGCTTTATTTCTCTGTAAATTTAAAAGGTTTAAATCCGCCTCAGATACAGAATCAATGTCACCAACAGCGATGCGCCCTGCCGCCTTTGCCATCCTCTTGTCTAAATCGATACTCGCTGGGTTCGCCCCTTCTGGGGGTGTCCAGTTATCAATTTCAAGTTCTGCTGAAACTAACTGCTCCTGCGGAGCAAGGTTATCAACAGGATCTTCAGTCGAGGGAATATCACTTATATTATCAAGCGAAGACTTCTTGTCTTTAATAGACTTCCTCCACTGACTCCAGCCTTCTGAAGACCCATTCTTAACACTTCCTGCCCCCGACATGCCACCAGCTAAAACTGCCCCCATTACTCCTGCTTTCCATGACTCGGCAAGTATTTCAGAAAAGGATTTATCAGGGTTAAATGTATTTGCTTCAAGGATGCCATTAAATAATTGATCGGAAAATTCCTCTGCAAATTCCTCGCTCACATTAATTCCAAAGTCTGCGGCCATTTTCCCAATGGACGCATAAAATTCTTTACTCTTTAATGCCTTCTTTAATCCCTTTTTAGATAATTCACGAACCACCTGACGGACAGGAACCATCCCTCCTTTATTTCTATTCAGGATTGCTTCAACACCTTTCGGCCCTACAAGTTTCGCCGAAACTCCCATAACAACGGCAGTGATAGTACCAGTGGCTAAACCAACCCAAAGAGCTTGTGAATCGGCTCTTTCTATCGATTCCTTTTCAATTTCTGAAATTCTTTCAGGCGATATTTCGGAAACGTCAACCCCTTCGGCTTTAAGTAACTCGTTGTAAATCTTGGTTTGAAATCCTTCACGAGCATCAAAATAAGTAGGAGCACCACTTTGAGCGAAAGCACCTGCGGTTGCGCCGACCATACCTGCTGTAGTTGCGGCTTTGCCTCCAGCCCCTAAAACTGTAGCTACTCGCCCAAACGCCATGCCGGGAAGCATCGAGGGAACAAGAGATAATCCTCCGCCCATTAATTCTCTTTTGGTAAAGCCAAGGAAAAATCCCTCGCTATCAATCAACTCTCCAAGCTGTGCAAGTTCCTCGTTGTCCTTTTTTAATTGAGCACCTGCATCTTTATACTTTTGAGATCCCATCATCGCAGGAACCCACGCCATGATTTGACCCAATGAATTACCAAATTCGTTCCAAGCAATATTATTCCATAAATCGCCTCTGGCATTCTTAAATGCCCTGATGAGAGTGCCATGAGTTGGCCTTAACCCTTCGCTATCCTCTGTGTATTGCCCATCCTTGTCTATGAAATGTGGATTCTGCTTTTTAAAGTCATCAATGAACTTTGATGAGAACTCGATAAAATCTTTCCCATACTTGGTTTTCCCAATGGTTTCGGCCATTTCCGCACCCATTTGATCCTGCATTCTTCTGGCCTCTAAAAAGGCGGCATCCTGTTGCTCTTTAGTTCCACCAGCTTGAGATATTGTCTTTTTTAATTCGTCATCAGAATTGTAAATGAGTCTAGGAGAGACTTGTATTCTTCCATCTGACAAAAGGGCTGAATCCACTTTTCCATTGAATACGTCTTTTGATTTTTCAAAATCTCCAACTACGGCCTCGATCTGGTCAGGTTTGAAGCCTTTTTCCGTTAAGGATTTTCTAATTCTCTCGGGGAGAGTATTTGAAATTGCTTCTCTTTCTTCGTGAACTTTTTGAGATATATTTGGATCAAAGCCTCGTGATCCGCCTACAGGCATTCTGATAGATGCAACCTCTTCGCTTACTTCTGCCTGTATCTTTTCTATTTCCTCAACAGCTTCAGATTTCAGTGCATCAGTTTGTTCGAGACCTGCTTGAAATTGTTCGGCTAATTTTTCCCTGTCTAAATCCAGTTGGTGCTTAACCTGTTTCTTGTAGTGGTCTTCCGCTTTCGCTCCTGCCCCCAACTTTTTGAGGCGATCAAGATCCCCGGGAAGCTCCGCCCACGCCTTTTCCCTAGCTTCAATTTCAGCCAACCCTTTACGAAACTCATCAATGACATCTGAAGTCATTGGGTTCGTTAGACTATCAAGTTGCTTGTCTCTTTCTTTTACAGCTTTTTGATAAGCCAACTTTTGCCTTGAGGCTAAGTCCTTACTTCTTTTACGAATATCTTCTGCATCAATAGATAATTTCTCGTTGCCAGATTCAATGCGAGAATTTACATCCGCTATTTTTCTTTTAATTTCCTCCGTTAGCTCAAAAGTCTCCTCTGCGCTTAAACCTCCTTGTTTCGCTTTGTCTTGAAGCGCATCCAATTCTGCTTTCTCAGCTTCTATTCCCTGAGAAAATTCTTCCTGCTCTTTTTCAAAAGTTTCAATTTGGGTCTTTAACTCCCCTGCCTCCTCTTTAGCCGGGTCACCCTCCTCCTTTTTGGCTCCCGGCTTCATAAAAGCCGCCGCCCCTCGACCCTCAAGATCGTATAGCTCCCTTTCCAGCTTTTCTCGTTCTGCTCCTGCCCCTAAATTATCTTCCGCTTCTTGAAGTTGATTTTGAAGAGAGGTTAAAGATTCGTTGTAATCCTCTTCCTTGATTTCTCCATCTTTAAAACTTTTCTCTAGATCTTCTAAAGATTTATTTATGTTATCTCTCTCCTCAGTGTATTTCTTCTTTTCGCTTTTCGTAAGTTTTGGAGGGAGGACAGGATCATCTATCAGCCTTTCAATGCGTTCCTTTTCCTTTTCGTATAAATACTTAGCAGATGCTACAGCAACTTTCCTATCAGAACTGAATCGACCTTCCTCCGGGTCGATTTGCTCCCAATCGGTATATTTATTCTGGCGATAAATGAATCCGTCATCTCTCGTGGCATCAGGGCCAACTTTTGCATCTTTATCAACATCGACTCGTTTAAGGTTACCCTTTGAATCTCTGTCCATTCGGAAAGCCCGACCTGTCTTCTCGTCAATTTCAATATCACCTGTCTTTTTGGTGTATGTTGGTTTCCCCTCTTTATCACGCCTGACGATTGGTCTTCCTTGCCGATCCTTATCATACTGAATGCCTTCTCGATCCAATCTTCTTTCTGCTTGAAAGTAATCTTCTGCCCTTTGTTCTTCCAGTTGTTCCTGAAGTGCCTTAGATGCCTTCTCTCTTCTCGTTCTGCTTTCCCTCTGAAGTGCTTCCTGTCTACGATTGGCCTCTCGGTCTTCTATATTGAGCCTCGTGATTAGGTCTTTATTAATATCCTTTAACTGTTTGTGCTGGATTTTCCTTGGATCAAATATCCTAGGACGGATCGATGGCTCCTGTCCAACAGGAGCAGAATCATCAATAGCTTCTTTTCTGGTTCGATTAATAATTTCATCGACCATAGGATTAGGTCTTGCTCCATGAACTATGCCCGGATCTATGTTCTCTGGTCTCGATATAATAGGCTTTTGGGCTATGCCCGGATCTATATCGGTAGCTGGGGGAGCCTCATCCCTTTCAAGGTTATTTCTTCCGGGATTAAGCCCCGGTCTTCCTACATTTTCGACCTTGCGGCCAAATTTCCTTTGAGCCATTTTTCCTTAACCTAAATTACCGGGAAGTTGCTTTTTGAGAATTGGTTTATTGTTCCGAAGGGCTGTTGTCCCAATATCAATATCTCTTCGGTCAATTCTCTTCGGATCATCTGGAGAGCTAATCATTCCCTGTGGGAGATTGCCGGGGTCTTTTTGACCTCCAAGAACAGCCCTTCCGGTAGTTTCCATTTCGCTCATAAAATTAGGGCCAAATTTAGGCCTATCGACATCCACCAGTTTGGGTTCAGGAGTTCCGCTAACCGATCCTGTCTTTACTCCTAGATCCAAGTTGCCTAATTCGTTCGTCCTATTTTGATCGCTGAGTGTGTTTCCTGCTTCAGTTAATAACCTGTTTGCCCCTGCTTCTTCGTTGGCTAAAAGGTTAGGCCTTTGCACTACATCTTTTTGTTCTGCTCCTACGGCAATGTCTTCGCCTTGAGCCATTCCTTGATATCTCGCTCTTCTGCCTTCATCAAACCCTGCAAATTCCTGTCTTAGTTTTCCTTGAATTTCATCTTGGGTAAGCCCTTTAAATCTTCCGGATTGAGCGACCCATCCGGCCTTCTTGTCCGATCCCGACTTTCTAAACCCTGCATCAGCCATCTGTTCTGATGCATAAGCATGAAAAGCATCAAATTTGTCAGGCTTTTGCGCTCCTTGCTGGGCTTCTGGCTCGTTAGGGTTTGGAATAATCGGCAAATTTGACAATTTTCTTCCAGTTTCTAAAAGAGGTTCTGTTCTAATCCCTTTTGGCATCGTTGTAAATAAGCTGTTAGACATGGTGTATCTGTTTGAGTTATGTGTCGTTGTACGTTACACTTTACTGAATAATTAGCCTAAGTAAATAAATGATAATACCCATCGAGAAAATTTCAGAGGTCGTGGCAGAAACGTTTCGGCAGATTAAAACTGGGGTTTCAACAGTAAGAGACGAGGGAGTCGCTATTGTGGAGCTTCCCGATCAAAAATTTGGTGCTCAAGGGGTTCAGTTTTCAATGACTGTAGTTGCTAAAGATGGACTTAACGCCGTCCAAAGAACAGCGAGTCAGACTACTGATGAACAAACAACAACTGAAACTGGCAGTCAGTCCACAAACCAAACTCAATCAAGTGGGGTTGGAGGTTCAAATACTGTAGAAACCACATACGATTATGAGTGATAAGGTTAGACAAACATCAACAACAAAACAGGGCGAAACTAATTCGAGTGCGCAACAGAGTCAGACTGACAAATCGGCCACATCGATTAAGGGGCCAACAGTAGCTTCAACTGTTCAAACTGAAGATTACGCTTTTCAGATTCAGTTCACAATCCCGGTTAGGGGAGGATTAGGAAGCGATTCAAGTACTAGTTAGCGGCTAAATATCCAATCGGATAGTTCATCTCCTGCCAAGACTGTCCTCAGTCCTGTCGCAATTTTTGATACCCACACCTCTTCAGGTGCAGGGTCTTCAATTCCAAGATGAAAGGCTATCGCATGAGATATTTCATGTAAAAGGGTATCCTTTGACGCATCAGGCAAAAGATCAGACCGGATAGTTATTTTTTGAATAACCGTATCACACCTCCCAAGCTCATCAGTAGACATTTCTTCCACTGCAATCCGGTATTTATGTCCGAATATGTCTATTTCGTTAGATGGGAGAGTTACCGGCATTTAAGAATCTTTATTTAGGAAAAACACGTAGGACTGATTAAATCTTTCTTCTGACTTAGTAGCGATCCCCCTTTGTACCATTTCTTCCAGCCTCCGTTTAGCTGTAAAATAAGTGATATTAAATTGATGTGCATACTGGGTCGCTGAAATGCTTCCTTCAGGCTGGTTTACCGGAGGCTTCTCCTTCCATGCACTGTCAAATTTTTCAGCGAGTTTAGTAAGATTTTTTATTTTATCATTTTGAGTGGGTTTAGCCATTTTTTGGGATTCGTTTTAGATTGTATGATTTTCCAGAGAACCCAATCCCCTGATTTGGTTTCAATAACTCCGTAGTACCATCCTCTCTCGTGGGAAAGAATGCCTGGAGTTCTTGCATTGTAAGAATTGGCTTCACCATTGCAAATCGTTGATCCGCATCCAACAACATAAGCCTCACTGCCTAAGATGTTAGGTTCTTTCCAGTAGGCAAAACTGTGAATGTGTCCTGAAATGCAATTCCCGAAGGTTTGTGCAGATTTGCGAGGGGCGGTCGTTGCACCGGAAAAGAATCCATGAAGGATAAATTTACCCGGGGCTATCTCATAAGCATTCTTCCTGATTGAATATTCCGTAGTCGTGAGCCTGAGTGATTTGCAGGTTTTTTTAATTTCCTTAATAATACTCGATGCATACTCAGCAACCATTCCAGTCCCAGTTGCGGCAGTAACAAATATTCTGTCATCGTGATTACCCCACGTAAGAACATCACCTTTGTTTTTCGCTCCTTCCTGACCAAAGTATTCAATAAGAAATTGAGTTCCCATTTCAAGGTCTTCCTTAACGGACTCCCTTTTCTCTGAGGCATCCGCCCCCCGGCGTAAACAGGAAAAATCATAGGCATCACCTACATGAAATCTGCGATCAGGCCTTACATCTTTGCAGAATTTAAGAACTGCCCTTTTCCATTCAGGGCAGGTGAACGAGCCGTGGTTGTCACCGACTAATACAAATGATTGATAACTCATTTAACTCTCTCAGTAGAAGAAATCTGGGAGAATTTTTCATTGTGTGCTGAAAGGGCGGCGGAATGTTTTAATTGCCCTTCAGTCAGCCCCTCCACTTTAACCTCAATGCTTTTTTGTTTGTCTCTGATAACATTAACTCTTTCCTCAATCACTGCCGTTTTCTTTCCGTTTTCCGACACCAGTTCATAAAGCCTTGGAGCCGCAGGGTCTTTATTGCAGTTAACTGCCATGTTAGCCTCTCTAGCTTCTTTATTTGCTTTACCAGCCTCCGTTTTTGCTTTCCATGAAAGCCAAGCACCGAATCCGGCAATAAAAGCAACAATGGCTTCAGCTAGGGGGAGTTCATTCATATCAAACGACCGATTGTCCTTTTTGCATCCTTTGCTTCATCTCGGCCATTGAGCGGCCAGTTATATATTCGAAGTGAGGCGGATCGGGAAAGGATTTCCAATGAACACCAGCCTCTATTTTGAGACCATCTGCTTCCGCATTATTGGCAATTACTTTGTATATCTTTGTTGAAAGTTTCGAATCTTTGCCATCGAGGTAGACATCACCTTCAAATAATGCACCGTCAATAGCGGTTCCATAGTTGTGGCTACTAGTCCAAGGTTTAGCTTTCGTTACGATTTTTCCGGGCGTTTTTCGGCCTATATTCCAAAGTCTTTGTTGCTCTTCGGCTGTTCTCATTCCGGAAATTACCTTGAACGTCATGCCAAACCTAGCGGCCACCTTTTTAGCCAAAGCTACAAATTTTCGCATCTCGTCCTGAACTTCAGGATCTAGCGTAGCCAGATTCTTTTCGGTTCGAGAATCAAAAGTCATTTTGAAAGGTGACTTTTTGATTTTCGGGGTGCGTTTAAAACGACTACAAAGCCACCGGAGAAACCTCATTTACTCAGGCTTCGGTCGTGAGAATTTTTTGATTAGTCCACTCCATGAGAAGCAAAGACATGCCTCTTCTGGCTCAACTCTTACCTGAACTGCGCCGTGAAGGGCAGATTTGGCATCATTGACCCCTGCATTGAATGAGCAGGATGAGAAGGAAACAACAGCTATTAGTAACAATATATATTTCATAAATTCTTTTCAATGGTTTCTCTGGTAGCTGGGCCGGGCCAAAAGTCTCGTTTAAGGGCAGGAAACTTGGCCTGAACGCTTCCCACGAGCTTATCTGATGCCGTCTTAACCCCTAACTCCAGCAGGACGCTCACAAGGCCTACAACGGCGGCAATTACCTGCTGAGTAGCATCTCCGCTCTCGATCCCTAACTTGCCTAAAACTGCGGCAGTGGCGAGACCTGCTTTATTTGCCAACCATCCAATTTTTGAATGTGACCATGTTTGTGCTAATTCTATAATTTTTTTCATAACGTAACCTCTTAATGGAAACACTTTGCGATTCCTTCTTATACCCGGTCGGTTTTTCCAGAATCTCATTGCACTGTAAATTTGTATCTAAATACGTTACAAATCAAGTTTAGTTACATTATAATAAAAAAAATAACGCACCTCGTAATGAAGTGCGTCAATTTACTTTTTGTTAATAGTAAGTTAATTTATAGATAGGGGTGATCGATCTCTCTAACCTTGAAAGCCTTCTCATTTGGCTCTTCTAAAAAAATAATAGCATTTTTAAAAGTGCCGTTAGTTGGGTTGAAAAATTTCTCAACAGTCTTCTCGGCATCTTCATAATGAAGTTTTGATGCGATGTAAGGGTTGTGGTGTTCCTCTTTGAAATGTACGACCACACCAAAATACGGCAGTCCTTTATCAGTAGTTTTCATTTTATGTTCCTTTCTTTTTTAGGCTCCGTAATACGTGAACCCTGTTTTACTTTCAATTGTCTTAACTGCTTTTCGGACAGTAGACATTCTTGATCTTGTTACGTCTGAAGTGGCTGGGATGTCAGGATCGTGATAGCCATAGAGATAAACAGTCTCTTCAATTATTGTTAAAAACATACCCCCTGCAATTGCATCATACATAATCGCCTTCGTTAAAGGATCACTCATATCAACAGTCCTTGTTTTGTTCTCGAAAATTTCCCTAGCGGCATCAATAATTTCATCAAAAGTCCAGTTCCCAGTATTGTCATCCGGATTATCAGTGATGCACTCCGCTATGCAGTCAAGAGGTCTGTCCGTGATCATCTCCCATTCAGTAGGAGTGAATTTTATAATGTTGGAATTATTTGTCATGGGTTGCTCCTTCCAGAATTGCTAACCGATCCACTTCGAGGATATCTATTAATGCGTCCAGTATTTCGACCTTCAGCTTATAATCAATTCCGCTCCCTAATATCTTAGATTTGAGTTCATTGACTACCTCTTCTCTTGTTCCTCCTCTGCTCTCTTTAGGTTTATCGTCAACAACCCCTATCAGCATTCTTAGTGGAGTTGATGCCCCCTTTCCCCTGCTTCCTTTCTTTCTTGAAGTGAAGCCAGTTTCCGGATCAAGGCCTACGATGTAGTCAACTCCATTGACTTCAGCCTCCCGGTAAATTGGCTTTGTTAGCTTTGTTGCCATTTATTTCCTTTCTGTTTTTGTCCAGTACGAGGTCATCGTTCTGGGCTTGGTTTCTTCTGTGGGTTCTCCATCAACCCAGACCTTTGTCTCCCTGCTGTCCCATGCGTCATTCACCACATGATCAATGACAGCCATGATGTGTTTGGGAATTTCAACAATTACAGTTCCCATCGGAACCTCCTCTTTAATCAATTCTTTCCGGCTCGGATCACCGAACTTGATCAGTGACTTTCTTTCCCATCCCCTCGCTTCCAGATAAGGGCGATAAACATCGTGGGGAGTCCCATTCCGAACACTTGTGCTTTTGGCTCTTTTGGCCGCCTTACTTCTGGAAGTTTCCATCCAATGTTTTTTGGCCGCCATCAACTCTTCCCTGACCTCGTTGTAGTCCCTCCCCTCCGCAACTGCGATGGCTCTTGTTACGCAATCCCTTGCCTTCCCTTTGAACCCGGCATCCTTTCGGCCACCATCGTTGAACCTGTAGTCAAGAGGAGTTCTCTTGACCACTTTCTTAGTTCCGTTTTTCACAATTAGCATTAGTAGTTTTTCCTTTCTGTTAGTTGTTATCCTCCATATTTTTCAGACGCCTCTTCCATGCCCATCCCGAGGGCGTAGGCAATGCCGACCTCATCAAAAACAAATTCGGAATTGATCCTGACCCAGGTCTCAAATTCGTCAGACGCTTCATTGACTGCATCGTTAAATTTCTCAAACGCTTCCTTTTTGGAGTGATGCAATGAGAAGTAGACATCATTCACTAGCTCACCGGGGCTGTTTCCCCTGACGAGGTAAAGTTTGAAAATGTCTTTCTCTTTGTTCTTGAAAGTGACAGTCGAATCATCGACCGACATGATGTGACCAACGGCCTCATCTAGTCTGTCATTACGACCCATCCAATCAGTTTTATTTTCCTTCTTGAGAATTTCTTTTCTCACTCCGTTGTGAACTGAGGTAGGCTCGTAGCCTTTCTCATTAAGCTTATAGAGGAGGACTTCTGCCTCGATGCTAAATTCGTTATAGTTCATTTTCTTTTTTTTCCTTTCTTTAGATGTTGTAGTTTTTGGTTAAATCGTCTTCGCTTACCAAGGCTACCAATTCCTTTACGAGTTCGACTGATGCTCTGTAATCTTCCGCAGTAGTTTCATTCCCTGACTCATCCATGTCTTTAGCGACTCTTGCGAAGTAGCCGAAGAAGTAATCGAGCTTTTCTTTTAAAGACTCAAATTCGTAGCCTTCGCCAGATTCAAAGAAGTGTGTTTTGTCTTTCATTTTTTCCTTTCGTTAGTTGTTTTTATCTCGGACACATCTTCTTTTACAACACTATTATTATAGTGTCAAATGAAAAAGGTAAGTATTTTATCATTTAGTAATATTACTTTACTCTATAGCAATGTATTTTTTTCACTTTTCTTATGATTTCACGCTTGACACCTTTCAAACCCTGTATATAATAGGGTCGTAATGAGTGAGAGAACGAGAGAAAAAGAAATCCTTGGGTTGGCAAAAGAGATTGCCACTAAAGCCCATGAGGGTGCTACTCGAAGAAACGGCGATGATTATGTGACCCATCCAATTCGGGTCTCAGAAAACGTCACCGGATTGGCAAAAAAGATTGCCGCTCTGTTTCACGATGTCCTTGAGGACACGGAATACGGTGCGGCTGATTTGGTTGCCCCTCTTGTTGAGAAGTTCCCCGAGTTCGAAGATGAGATTGAGGAAGCGATTGAGATTGTCAGGGCTGTGACCCATGACAAAGGAACCGAGTCCTACGTTGAATATCTTCACCGGATAAAACTTGCCGGGGCCAAGGCCATTGAGGTCAAGGTGGCCGACATCATTGATAATCTGAACAGCGATTCGACCGAAAAGGAAAAAATCAAATACCCCTCGGCGATCCTGTTCTTGAAAAACGAAATAAAAATAGAAAGGAAATAAATTGAAAGAAGAAGCCAAACACAAATTAACTATGTCTCCGGAAGCTAGGAAATTACTTCTCGACCGGAAAGAGGGGTCATCGTTCAAAATAAAAAATGACGATGGTGAAACTGGGAGACGGACTGTTTCAATTAGAGCCTCCAAAAAAATGCTTTGGTTCTTGGCCTACCGCCTCAAGGAAATTACCGGGAGAAATTTTTCAGCGACTTACGATTTCCCAGATTACATCCCAATCGGGACATGGGATGATGGAAGTAACGCAACGGCTCACGTTTCAGAAAACAAATTTAACGGCCCTTATTGGATTGAGTTCACTCTTGAGTTCAACGAGATAGGAGGCTAACAAAAAAAAGAAAGGAAAAACTACTAAAATGAAATCAAAAATTGTAAATGGGGTATTGATTGAATATTTCCCTAATCACAATGGATCTGCAAAAGAGTTTATTGCAGATGTCAGAGCAGAAAGGAAAGAGCATAAGGAAAAGTGGATAAGTTCGTACAGATCTCGGTTTCGTTCAGCCAGATTTAAGACATGGAGAGACTACAAGCGTTATATAAAATTTGACCATGAAATGTTCTTAGTCTTCCCACCGAAGGATGCTAATACCATTGATGAAAATTGGGAAACATTTGGTGAAAAATGGGACATTAGTGAACCTGCTCTAAATTCAACAACACTCAGGAATGAAGCTGATGAAGTAGTCAAAATGATTATTGATGACTTCAACTTTAACAATCCTTACCATTTTAATTCTTTCATGGCAAAGATAGCAATCGAAGGTGGGCCTTACGAATTGGCGTATGAGACAGAGGCAAGTGAGTATTTAAAAGCTGAATACAATGATGGGGAAATTGATGAAGATCCTGATCACACCGGGCTTTGGGTTGATAAGACTGTTGCAAGATTCACTGTAGTGGGTGAAGAACTTAAAAATAAGTTAAAGGAAGGTATTACTACCTACGAAATTCTTGCTGAGAAACGCAGAAAGGAAGAGGAGGAAAAGGCCAGAATTGAGGAAGCTAACGAAGCCGTCAAGGAAAGGGATGCTGAACTGGAAAAGGTTCGCAGTGAACTACACGATCTTGAGTTTGAACTTGCCCGGAAGAAAGAACTTCTAGAAGAAAAAGCTCACGAACTTAACGAGGCCAAAATTGACCTTGCTAAACTCTAACAAGAAAGGATAAAAATGAAGCCAAGTTCATGGAGAGACTATAAATATGACCTCAAAAAAGCACTGACGGCTGATACAGGTATAACAATTACAAGATCGAGTAACAATGCCGCTTATATCACGTTCAAAAGGACTGGACTGGTTATCTATGTGGATGACAGCACGGAAGAGGAAATTGTCAGTATGTGGAATGAAAAAGATAATAACGCATTCCCCCCGGCAAACCTTGAATATGTCGCAGGACATGACGAGGAAGGCAATGCATACCGCTTTAAGCCAAACCCTTGGAAGAAAGAGGCGTAAGATATTAAGCTCCCCACATTACACGAATGCGTATCATTTCCGCATTGAACCAAGGCTGGATATCCCCTGCCGCATTCCTATAAGTAAGATTCAAGGAAACCCTCTCGTTAAAATTAGTCCCTTGAAGTGGGTTAAAGGGTCTATACCAGTTAGCGTTAGAATCAGGATTGCCATCCTCATCGATTTGTTTCACCTCTAAAAGATACCATACAGGCTTCGTAAAGGTTGAATCGCTGATCCAACTAATCTCGATAACTCCCATCTCAGGAAAGTGAAAGATTTGTAGCTCGGGGACTGGAGGAATCGTACCCCAGTGATCATCAGATTTTAGTAGTGACGAAAAACAAAAAAATATCCCTACCCATGCCCATTTCATTTTTGGGTGTCCCTTAAAAAAGCCTCGGATATAGTATCTAGTTGTCGGCGCAGATTTTCTATATGTAAGTTCTGTCTTACATCATCCGGGAGCGATCCACTCCCATATTTGCCACTCGGCCAATCACGTACAAAAATTGCGTGTTTCTCAACGTCCTTCGCCATCATCTTTATTTGAAAATCGTTGTGCTGAACATCTGCTTGAAGCTTTGAAGCCCACCACACGATTCCAGCCGCTTGGATAAGAAGACCAAGCAGGAGTGAAGCAATAAATTTAAAATCTAGTGATTTGCTCATAACATCTGCCCCTTCCCTCTCACCAACCCCGGCCACATCGCCAATTTCTGTGCGCACACGAAACCCTGTCACTGCGAGATTGGTGAGAAGAAAGGAACACTAACTGCGCTTACCCTTCTTCTTTCATTTTCGAGTTTTTTTCTTCTTTGCCTTATAAGGAGGCCGCTCCACGACATCCATTCTCTCAGGCTTTTTTTTGTATATCTTGGAGGCTTCTATTCCCTCCGGTGTATAATCAAACTTTTTTCCTCCGATGTTTGGCATTGCTTTTGATGGTTACCACCCAGTAGGGGTGAAGATTGCATTCGCTGTCGCACTGACAGGAACGAGGTTAATTGCCCTTCTCTCTGCTCTCTTACCTGCTTCCATGACGGCAGAAGCATTCCCATTAAAGATAGGAGAGGAAATGAGTTCTCTGGCCGCTAATGGAACAAGCATAGACTCGCAGTATTCGTCCATGACTGGAACGTGTTCAGGGTTCGTAAGGGCGGAAGGTGAATACCTGGGGGCAGTTACCTGAACATCAAAACTTATCTGTTCATCAGAAGTTGGAAGAGGCCAAACACGAAGAACAAACCGAGGAGGCGAGTTTGATGCGCTGTCCTCTGTATCAAGCCAGTATCTTTTAGGTTCTCCTGTCGCATAGTCTCTCCATAAAGTTGAATTGCCATCAGTCCTGCGATCCCTGTCGGCATCATGCCACATGCGCAGTCTGTTTCCTCTTATCAAAGGGGCAGATATAACTTTTTGAGTCCTTCCTAAATTGATCGCATCCTTCCAGTATTCTAATTTTTTAGATCCTGTGGTCTCTGACTCAAATAACAGTTTTCCGTTTTCTGTAATTCTGTTGTATTCGCTCTCCCCTTCTATCTTGCAGGTTGAGCCAATGTATTCACTGAGATTGGCTGATGGTGTAAAATCCTTAGACCCTGACTTGAATACACAATCATCTAGGGTCGCACTTTTCTTTAAAGTTGCTGTAACTGTTCTCCTTGTGAAGTCAGCAGGTGCTAACATGCACCAGTCTCTTATACCTGAACTTATTGCCTCGAGAATATCAATGGTGTCATCAACAGGTAGATTCCCGATATCGTCAAATTTTGTATAGCGCAAAAGACGCTGAACTAGCTCAGTCGTTGTCATGCTACCGCCTCCTCTGCTTCCTTGATTTGAGGATCAACCATTCCGTACTGAGCAAGTGCTGATTGATACCCTGCCTGAATGGATGCGGATGTTTCCTGAGTCCCAACGTAATACTGGCTCACTGTTGCCCGGTAACGAACAATGGGCAAAAATAGACTCTCAACGTAACGATGAGGAATAGGGACGTTTGAAGCGGCAACAACATCCAGCCATGAGAACCGGGGAGGCTCGGTTGCCACATCCACTGAAAGAGTTCCAACGGCCACCCCTTGACCTAGATCCGGATGAGGCCTCACTTCCAAACTAATGGATGTTGAATCTTTTTCAGTCGATTTGGTTCTCGATATGTAATAATATTCAGGATGTCCGGTTTGGTAAGCCCCTGTTGTCTGCCTCCAAGATTCCAACTGCCCCCTAGAAGCAATAGGTCTCAATGGAGTATCTTCACTTCGAAGCGTTGCAGAACTTATATTGCTAACACCTAAACTAGCACTTCCAGAGTTTGTTAATTCAATTTTATATCTGGGCCATTCTCCAGTTATAAACAAATCCCCTTTAGCTACATTGGAATTACCTTCCAGTGTAGTTAACATCAAAGGTATATCTAAACTTTGATCGAGCCTCCCTGTGTTATTTGTGTAATCACCAGGCGTTTTATCATTAGCTTGATAATGGCGAGTGAATGGATCAGTTCCGTCAGGCTCTTTTACCCATGCATCAAAAGTGGTCGCACTTCCCCCAACTGTTAAAGTTAAAGTAAAGTTCCCTCTTTCGAGTCTTCCTAAATCCACTATCCAACAATAGGGGCTGGTGTTTTTAATAATCTCAATCGCTACAGCAGGTCGAGACCATCGAACAGGGCCAATAACATTCTGAACGTCAGCCTCGAGGCTTACAGATGCCGTATTCTGAGATAAATCATAAGTCCTTGTTGTCCTCCCCAGATATTCCAGTCCCTTGGCCTGTGAGGAAACAAACTGCATCGAGGCATTAATTTCATTGATAGCCTGTTGCCTAAGAAAATCCTTCGCCAAGTCTTTAGATTCAATGCCCCAGAGCATTAAAACCTCATCCACCACATCCCCTACCGATAGGTAGTCAACTGTCAACCTTCCTGCGGCTTTAATAGAGGAAGATGCTAATAGATTAGCACTTCCAAACTTGGCGTAGATTACAGTACCGTCAGCCTGAACTGACGAACTGCATATTATGTTCGCCGCAGTGGGACTAGTTATGGTTGTTGCCGTAGCAAGAACACCACATACCCCACCAAGGACAGTGTTGGCTGAATGGGTTGCCATTTAGTTGAGAGTGATCTGAAGGTCGTTTATAGCGAACTTAAAAACATCTCCAGTCGAAACAGTTTTAGATGCCGTTAAAGGCCCATGAACAAGTAGATTACCTCCGGTTACGGCATCAAAGATACCCACATGAGTAATTGTTCCCCAGTCTGCTGACGCACCCGACCCTGTGGTAACCGTCAATTCTACAGCGTTCTTTTTAACGCCACCAACCGCATCTGTCCATTTATTGTCAGAATTATTGTTTGCAACGGCGAGTCTGGCATACCCAGTGCCGCTTGTGTTAACCTCATTGCCTCCACCGGAGTCCGTAGTTTCGCTTGTGAATAATGCAATATAAACATTATTCATGTCCAGTGAACTGCCCCCATTGGCGTAAGTGTCGTTAACCCCAAATAAAGTATCCAGTATTAAATTTTCTGCGTGATTTGAAAGAGCCATTTATTTATCCCCCTTTTTCTTTGCGGCCTTTTTAGTTGCCTTCTTTTTTGGTTTTGGAGCGTCAACATTAACAAGCAGTGCAAAAGGCTTAAAACCCCTCTGGATAGCTCGTTTCATTACTGTCTCACTAACCTCATTAAATTCGTTTAAATCCATTGCCCGATTCTGCCACACATGAAGACCTGCAAATTGATTTGAAAGAGTAAACTCCCACATCTTTGGGTTCTTATGAATGCTCTGCCTCGGCAAACAGATTATTGCTTTTGTTTCAGCCATTTTATCTAAAAATAAAAATTAAACTGGCATCTGGGAGGGTGAGAACTACCAAAACTCACCCCCCCAGAAAACCTAGCTATTTTATGTAGCAACTACTGATGTAGCATCCACGTTGAAGTGTGGTAAACCTGCGTACCTGATTGCATGGCGCAATCTAAGGACACCCGGCTTACGTCCTGCGGCATCCTCACGGACTGCCTGTCCAAATACTGATCTAATGTAAAGATCAGTTACGAATCCATCCTCATGTGTGTCAGTACCACGCTTGTTACGGTGCTTTCCGTATCCACGAACTGCGGCCCCTTTCGCAAGGAAAAGAGTATCAGCGTATGGAACTCCCTCTGGAGTACATGGTACGATTGTAGCACCTACTTGAAGAGTGAGTGTTAGATTATTTGCAAATGGAGCTTGGTCACTATGTACACCACCCACATGGGCATTTGCTCCAGAAGCGGCAGAAGCCTTGAAGATTGTAATCTTGTTACCATCATTAACCTTATAGGAAACAACGTTACACTTATTAGCGTGTGCAGTTCCATTGTTCGGGTTAGTGACCAGCAAGTACTTCTCGTTAGTTGTCTCAGCAGTTAAAGCATCGCCTTCGCTAAACTTGTAAGCATAGCCGTCAAACCACTTGAAGTATAAAACATTAGTCTTTGCGGCGGCGGCGGCACTGCCACCACCTTTAAGGAATTTTGAGCTTTCCGCACTGCCATTACCTGCAACGACTACTTCTTCACCCAGAATAGCTTTAGGAGCTAATGGAGATCCGATAGCACCATCACCATCGTGATCAATGCTGTTGTACTCACAAATCATGTTTCCACGGAGATTAGAGTAACCACCTGCGAAACGAAGATTTCCTCGGCCACGGCCATCAGAATACTTCATTGCATCAAGGTAATCACTGTCACTCTCCAAGGAGAATAATGAATCTGTTGCGGCAATAACCGCATAACCCTTAACTGAATTTTTACCTTCAGTTCCGATCAAAGCAGGTTCACCACCAAGAGTTTTCAGCTTGGTTGCACCAGAAATGATCTCGTCATAGCTGAGTGTATCAGCAGAAAGAAGAGAACTTCCTGCACTATCAGCCGTTCCTTGAGTTTTGCCGTTAGCAGTAATCTTGTTCTCAGAAGAAGCTCTTTCGATCAAGGTCTTGAACATACGCTCAGTCTTGATTCTTCCAAGCCACTTACCTGCTTCACGAGGTACTCCTGCTTTGAGTTCTCCACGGATACCCATGAACTCCTCAGAACGCTCAGTCATACGAGTTGCCCAACGAATGTAGTCAACTTTTAACTGGTAGTCCTGCATCTTGAACTCTTCAAAGTCTGAAGACTGCTCGAACTGTGCATCACCCTCTTTAGGCTCACCATAGAATCCTGCGAGTGATCTGATTGTAACTGTCTGACCTGCGCCTTTGCTCACGTCAGTGTTTGTACGTATAAGAGCATCCCTGCCTCCCTCAAACTGTTGAAAGAAGTCAGATGTCTGCTCATACACCTCTAATGTCTTCTGGTAGAGTTTAGACTCTCCAGATTGCGCCTTTAACCCAGCACCAGTGTTACTGGACGGCGGCGATGTTGAATATGCCATTTTTTCTAATTGAGTTGCTCGGACTCAAACAGACACCTAGTAGGTTCCGCCAATAGCGTCATCGAGATAACTCTCCAACGCATCAACCGAATCTAATGCTGAGATAGCCTCGCTATCCGCATGTTGCCTGTCAGCTTCCGATATTTGATTTGTCTTTGCTGATCCGGAAGCACTTGGCGGCGGAATGGGAACCTTCTTAGGCGGCTTTGGTGATGACTTTTCTTTAACTGCGGCTTTTGGCTTTTGTCCCGGCGCAAGAGGAGCAATGCCCATCTCGTTCGCCGCCATCTGCGCAATCTTAGATACTTTGTCTGCCGAAAAATAAAGATCATTGCCAGTGTCTTTCAACGATTGGTCAATCTCTCTCATCCTTTCAGCCAACTTAGAGTTTGGAGAACCTGCGTCCGGATACATGGCTACAGCCTTTTCCTGATCCGCATCAAAGTTAGCATTAAACTGCTTCTCAGCCTCAATACTAGCCTTCTGCTCATTTGATTTTAACTCAAATACCTGCTTATCAAGATTTCGAATCTCAACAGCAAGTTCAGCCGCTTTCTCGAAATCAAGGTCAACCATCGCTTGTCGATGCTCTTCCGCCTTCGCATCAGCCTCTAATTGAGCTTCCTCACTTGTCATGGTCGGCTCTGCTGACTCTTCAGGCTCATCACTTTCCGCTTTCGCTTCAGTAACTTCCTCAATTCCAAGATTCTTCTTAGCCATGCTAAGAGCATCTTCTATCGAAACATCCGGATTCCTCTGCTTTACAGATACGAACTCATTCTCTAGCTCGTTCTGCGCCGCAAACCTCCTCTTAACTGGCTTGGATTCAATTTCTTCCTCCTGTGACTCTTCAGTCTCAGGTTGTTCATCTTGTTCTTGATCCAGCGATTCGGTCGTAGGCTCCTCACTCTCCTCTTCCTGCGGCTCCTCATCCTCTACAGGATCAGGTTCAGGCTTAGAGTTAAGCTCAAAGTTTTCCTCAGTCTCGAATTTCTCCAATAACTCATCTACAGCCTCAACTGTCGATAAGTCATCAATGTTTACCTCCGAAGAAGAATCCACTTCCACTGCCTCTTCCGAAACAGCATCGTTGTTTTCTTCTGTTATTTCCGAGCCTTGCGACTCGTCCGTCTCAGGTTGCAGGGATTCATTGTTCTCAGATGCGACAGAATCCGACTCCTCAATAGGGTCGTGCTGTAATTCATCGGCAGTAACTTCCTCTGTATCCATAAATTTTACATCAACAAATAGTTGACGTTAGTGTATAGTCAACGATATGGCCGCATTCAGCAAATCTTTTTTTTCATTTCCACCACCAGATCCAGATGAACCCGGATTCCAACAGGATAATAACCGATCCCTAAAAGAATCACATTCCACAGGAAAAGAACTCACAGAGTATCTAAGTCAGTACGATGACGAAACCATTACCTCCCTCGATGGGAAAAAATATAACGTCCTCGCCCAACGTGAAGGCTCCGCCGATTCAGAAAGTTACTGGTCTCCAACCCCAGATGTCGAAGGCGGTGCGCTTAAAATAGCCCAAGGACTCGTATTAGCACCTTGGGACGATAGAACATCAGGATCAGACGAAGCAGGTAGAAAACTCATTCTACCAAAACAATCATACAAAAACTTCTACGTCCCTGATATGGGTAGCGACCCCACACACACCGCAGTACCCCTCGACACCGGAGGCAACTACTACTGGATCAAAGCCACATTCACCAGAAGAGAATACACAGCAACCACAAATACCGCCAACCACAATCATGGAGGAGAAGTTACTTACAATGAGTCTGTCAATTTTGATTGGAAAATCTATTCCTACCACCTCACTGGCCCAGATAAGTTGGAAATCGTTCACGATACTAGCCGAGACGCTAAAGATGCAGAGGATACCGATACAGAAGTCTATCAGTTCTTAGGTGAGTTCCATGTCGAAAATAAAAATAAAGTCTCCTCACAATGGAGAACCGGACACGTTTTCGACTTCAGAATGCCCACAGTCACCATGCTCGATGAAGGCACTCAGGCCTCTCACGAAGTCAAATCCCCAGCTAACCCAAATAGCTGATTTTTGCTCTAAATTAAACATGCAGGTCAGATTG